ATCTATTCAGATGGAGGGACCGTATAAAATACCTGATTGTATCTTTGAACACGCAAAACTATATGTAGACACACGAGTAATGGCCAATAGAGACCACTATAAAAAACTTTATTGGAAGTCTAGATCTTATCTATACAAACACCCCATATTATTTAATGACCCTGTAGACAATAATTTCTATACAGACTTTAAAGGAATCTTAGCGGAATTGATAGTAAGGCATAACTTTGATTTAAAAGGTGTGAACTATTTAACTAGTGCATTTGTTAAAGAAAAAGGTGTTTCAGACCCTGACCTTACAGTAGATGGTAAAAGAATTGATGTTAAAGGATGTGAAAGATCGTTAAAGGTTAACTCGTTTACGATACACAAATTAGATGTGGACTATATACTTTTTGTCTTATTTTTAAAAAACCACCATTATGTCTTATTGAATTTTAAGAAGGAGGATATATTAAGTTGGCCCCAAATTACGGTGAACGAAAGAAATAAATATTACGAATTTAAAGTAGATAAAAGGCAATGGCGCTATCAAACATCGGAAGAATGTCAAGAAACCTAGAAGTAATAAAACAAATAACAGACAGAATTGTAGAATTAAAAAAACAAAAAATGTCTGCTGAACTAAAGTTGGAGATTCAAAAACTTCAACAAGCACTGAATGATATTTAAAATAAAAATAAAACCAGTAGACAAAAATGAAAACTCTTACATGGAAGATTTCTATACTGACGATATCCATTGGACAATGGAACAGTATGCAAGAAACAGAAAACCTTTTATGTGGGAACTAATAGACTATAAAGAAAAACACTAATATTTAAAAAAACTAAAATTATGAAACATGAACATCACCCTTTCGAAAATCAAATTTTCAATCACTTCAGAACAGAAGAAAAAAAAATTCACGAAAGTATTCACAAACTGGTCCAGTATAATTATAAAATTATAGACCTGCAAAATCAAGTTATTGATAAGACTAATATAGATGACCTTGATAAGCGAACTAGTTTCGACTACAAGAGGACACCTAAGAGGCCATATGAAAAAACACACTAAAGTTTATTTAGAACATTTTAATTTAGATAAATCAGATTGGATTGGTTGTGAAGTTTGCAATAACACTGCTGTAGACATACACCATATAAATGCAAGAGGTATGGGAGGCTCACAACAAAAAGATGACGTCATAAATCTTATGGCGTTATGCAGAGAGTGTCATGACTATTTTGGTGATAAGAAGAAATTTAAAAAAATGCTATTTATGATGCATGTAATAAAAATGGATGAGAATGAAAAACTAAATGTTTTCTACTAAATCTTCTATTTTATTTATAATCATTATTTTCAAACCATAAACATCTGGTGAGTTAGCAGCATCTATATTAGATAATACATCTAATAGTAACTCTATTTTTCTCATATTAATAACATCGTTTGTGTTACTGTCTGTCAATACTAATGGTTCTGGCATATTATTTTCTTTTAATTTTTTTAATTTTTCCGTTATGTGTTCTTGCGAATGTATAATCATTTGTTTGTCTGATTATAGTTCCTGAGTAGGTTTTACCTCCCCACTTCCATGATACTTTTTTTGCCATGATTAATATTTCATTTTCTTAATTGAACTTGTAGGTTTTAACTTTACTTTCTTTTTTTTACTTTTTTCTTTTTTTATAGGTCCTCCGTAACTAGCCATAATATTATTTTTTTGCGTTTTCTATTTCTAATTCTTTTACTGTCTTTCTTAGTTCTTCTACTTCTTTTTGTAAGTATGCTATTCTAAGATCTTGTTTAGCGTCATCTGGTAATGCACCCATTTCTCCTCTAGGCCATTTAACTCTAAACTCATGGTTCAATTCTACATCATCTTGCATCCTAACAACATCTAATTGTAACTGTGAAATTTCAGCAGTTAATGTAAACCAAACACCTGCTAAAGATACTATTCCAAATACAATACCTACTAAAGATTTAATATCTAATTGTACTTTTGATTTGTCATCTAGACTTATTTCATTTTCTTCCATAACAACTTATATTATCAATTATTTTTTTTGTTGCCAACCTTCAATTCTATCCTTGATATGTCTTTATTTTTACTATCAACTCTAGGTTTGCTAGGGGTATTGTTATTATTACTATTGTTGTTATTAGGTCTTATATAAATATTTTGATTATAGTTTTCGTAAGGTCTATAATTCCAATCATTATAATACGGTCTGTAACTATTTCCATAGTTTATTATTTTATAAACTACATTAGGTCTAATCATATTAATAGGAAGTCTTAAAGTATCACCTTGTTCTGTAACCGCTAAAACATGTGTTATCAAAATCTTAGGTTGTTTTTCTGTAACTGCACAACCTGTAAGTAATAAGAATATTAAAATATAATTTTTCATTTTTTATTATCAAATTTGTGATCTACCCATTTCTTATAATAATAGCCTCCTCCTAATAGAATTATTGCAATTGCTCCGTCTATCCAATTGCCTAGGTGTTTATAACCTTCTTGTTGCCATAGTTCTAATAAGGAGTCCATTATTAAAACCTATTTGTGTTTGTTTACAACTGCTTGTATTTCTTCATACCCAATTGTTGCTCTCATTGAAAGCCCTGCTTGATATCTATAGACAACCTTTCCGTTATTTGTCACAAAAATAGCAGGAACAGATTTTATTTTTTCTTTAAAATGTTTTGGTTGATCTTCTAAGAATCCATAAACATATTTACAGCCTCTTAAATTTTCTAAGTTTCTTATAGAGTTTCTTTCATTCCAGTCGGAATTGATTTGATATACAATTATTTTGTTTTTATAATCGTTAGATTCAATTGTATGTTTTTTTGAATTTGAATTTAGTGGTAAAAAAAATAATAAAACAAATATCAAAAGATTTTTCATGACAAATTATTTATTCTTAATACTTAGTTCATACAACCTCTCCTCTATCATATCTAACTTTTTACCATTTTCTTCAACCTGCTTACCAGTATTCATTATCTGCTCTCTGATTAACTGATCTTTTAAATCATATTCTGATCTAGATACCTCTGGTTTAGGCAGTTCTTTTGCTAAGGCTATATCCGACTTCAGTGTAAAAAAAACTGTACTTAAAGAAATTACAAATCCAATAATCAATGTAATTGTTTTTAGATCAAGTTTTACTTCTGTCGATTCACTAATCTTTTGTGTCATTTCTTTTTTTCTTTACAGTTGCAAGCATCTGCATTCATATCGCCACACTCACAAGGGTTTTCAATTTTATTCATTTTACCAAGTTTTACAGGCCCAATATCTTGCTTTCCATCTAGGTCCAGGATTATCACATTTGTGTCTAGCCCTAAAAGATTTTCTGCGTCCAGGAATATGTTTTTTTATTTTCATGTTAGGATCACCAAAATGCACAACAGTAATTTTACCGTTAGGCTTTTTAACGTAGACCTTGCTTTTTTTAGCAGGTCTTTCAGATTTCATGATTTTATTAAGAGTGACCTTTTTTCCCTGGTATTCAGCCATGATTGTTATTTTGAGTAAATATAAGATGTGCATGAAAAACTATATATAAAATTTGATACTCGATATCTGGTAATAAAACTGAATTATAAATATTTATAATCATTCTTTTTAATTAGCATATTTTCGCCTAAAACAAACAACATGTCTTTAACTGATATCTTCAATAAAGAGGATTTTAACAAAATGATATTTAATCCTTTCAGTATCAAGGGTTCAATAAAAAAAAAGTATCCGAAATTAAAAATGTTTAAAACATTCGATAGTGCTAATGATAGCATGATAAAATATGTTTTATACATGTATGATCAGAACACTCCATTAAAAGAACAATTTCCAGAATTAAAAATTAGAAAAGAGCAGGCTGCTGTATTGTCTGGTTTTAGTTTGATAAAAGACAATGAAAAATTACACGATGTGTTTTTCTTTTTGTCAGACCAATTAGTAGATATGGTAGATGAGTTTTTAAGAAAACAAAATAACAGAATATGGTCTATGATTGTTTCTAACGAACAAACTTTTTTTGAGTATCAAACTAAATTATTAAGTCCAGTTGAGGGTGACCGAGATAAGGATATTTTACAGGCTTTACAAATAAAGTCTAAGATAATGGATGACTTGAATACAATCAATGATAGGTTAGATTCATACTATATGAAACTATATGGAGAGGATCAAGAGTTACTCAAAGTAATAAAAGCAGATAAAAGATTAACTCCAGAATTCATTGCTAATTTATGAAAGTAGATATACAAGGTGTAGAGTTTGAATTACCGCCAAAAGGAAAAGTATATAATGTAATTACAAAAAAAATTGAGAAGCGTCCTATTATAACAAGTTCTTCAAAAAAAGAAGACCAGGTTTGGATTAGGACTACACTCCCTGAAGGTTATAACTATAAGCGAAAAGAAGAGTTAGTAAGACAGGCAGAAGATAAAGATTATTTTGATGTAGAGTTAGAAAACTTTAGATCACAGGAATGGGATAGAAGATTAAATGGAGTTTGGTTTATGAACAACGGTGTTGCTACCTACTTAACAGGTATGCATTATTTGTTTTTAAACTGGTGGAAGATTGATATAGGGTATCCTAGTTTTAGAAAAACAGATCAAGATTATTTTTATTTTTTACAAGCATGTGTTGACAATCCTAACTGTCTAGGAATGATAGAGTTAACTAAACGTAGACAGGGAAAAACAGTTAGAGCAGGTGTGTTTATGTATGACTTAATATCTAGATCTAAAAATAAAAATGGAGGGATACAATCTAAAACAGCAATGGATGCAAAAAATAATGTCTTCCAAAAAAACATAGTTGGTCCTTTTAAAAAGTTACCAGATTTTTTTAGACCTGTATATGATCAATCAAAAGGGGTCACCCCAACATCAGAATTAAGATTTTATAGAACAACAAAAAGAGGAAGTAAGTCTTTAGAGGACTTAGGTAAACCAGAACTAGAAAGTCAGATTGACTGGAAAAGTTCA